CAAACAAGTCCAAAAACACAAGAGTCATCCGGACACCTGCTGCGGTTATTACGCAGAAACAGGGTGGCATTGTTTGCGAGAATACAGGACAGAAAACAATACAGATAACAGATGAAGGGATATGCTGTTCTGATTTCTGTCAGAAAGAACTGAAAGGCGATGATTGAAAAATGCGTGCTATTTGTTTGAATTGTCAATTTTGTAAACAAGGAACAGCAGCGGAGCCGTGCAGGCGTTGTATAAATCTTTCGGGTAAGTATGACTGTTTCATCCCGTTAGAAAATACAGAAGAGAGTATTCCAATAGAGAAAGCACCAGACAATGTGAATCATCCGGTTCACTATCAAGGTAAGTATGAGTGTATTGACGAGATGATTGCTTTGTTTGGCATGGATGCTGTACGGTGCTTTTGTATGTGCAACGTATATAAATATCGTTTTCGTGCAGATCGGAAGAATGGCTCAGAGGATATTAAAAAGGCAGAGTGGTACATGGAAAAACTGATGGAGTTAAATCAGGAGGTAAAAGAAAGATGACTCTTCATAAGATGCTGGATAGTACCTTATTCTACGGACAAGTCCTCATTTATGCAAGGAATGCTTATGACCAGTGCGTAAAACTTTTTCAGGGAAGTGTTGCAAATGCCCGAAAAGACGAAAATGTGTGGGATTATCTGACATATGAAGTTGACCAGTGGATATGTGGAAATCACTGGACGTTGATTTATGTCAAGCACTATGCTTATGAAGATAAACTGGAAACTTGTTATTGTAATTCAGACAGGTGGACAAGAGAAAATCGCCCTTACAAAAGTTCGTATCAGGTCGAAAAAGAATTGAAGTGCTTGAGCTAAAGAGCTGATTGAATTGGAGCACGAAAAGGAGTAATTGGAAATGAGCGACATCGAAAAGAAAATCGAAGCCCTGAAAGCGGAATTTTTGGAAAAGTTGGAAGTGTTGGAGAAAGAAGCAGCGATGCAGAAGAAACAGGAAGAGCCGAAGCCGTGGAAGCCGGAGACTCGAGAAAAATACTTTTGTGTTGATAATTATTTCCTTTCCCATAGCTTTTACAATATGAATGACGACGTAGACAGCTACAATTTTGAGATTAGCAACTATTTCCGCACGAGAGAACGTGCTGAACAAGTTGCAAAGAAAATGCGGTTGCTGTTGCGGTTGGAACAATTGCATGACCAGCTTTGTCCGGACTATGAGCCGGATTGGGAAAAAGAAAAAGATAAGTTTTGTCTCTGCTACCACCATGAGGGAAAGCAATGGAGCGTGGAAAGTTGGCTTTTTTTTGAAAGTCAAGGATTTGTGTGGTTTGATACTTTTGAGAACGCCGAAAAAGCAGCGGAAATCCTAAACAAGGAACTGGAGGAATCAAAATGAAAAAGCTGATTGTTGAGATTGCTGACAAGTATGCAGATGCCGCATCAATGACATTTATCGGGACAAACTGTGCTGAATCAGAGGAGATTCGTA